AAGGTCGACCCGTCTGAGGCCGCGCACTGGCTCTACGACATTTACAAGGCGGACAAACCGGAACGGATGCACATTGACGCGGGCGGCATCGGGCACGTCATTATCTCGATGCTCCGTAACATGGTCGGCGAGAAGGGGTTCGAGGTTGTCAAGGCAGTAGACTTCGGAGGCAAGTCTCAGTTCAAGATGGCGACGCCGAAGCGACCCGGACCCAAGAACCGCCGCGCCGAGATGTGGCAGCGACTGCGTGACTGGCTCGACTTGGAGGAGGGGGTGTCAATCCCAGACATGGACGCGCTGCAGTCCGACCTTACAGGTGTACGCGTCAAGCCAACGCTCGACAATAACCTGCTCCTGGAGAGCAAGGCTGACATGAAGAAGCGCGGGGTGCGGTCGCCGGACCTCGGAGACGCCCTTGCCTTGACTTTCGCGTCGCTGTTGCATATCGAGGTGGAGGAGCGGCCGGCGGAGCAGCCGGAACCGTTCGCAAGTGATGTCTCCGAGCGCTCGGCGCCCAACGCCCTCAGCTCGCCCAACGCATGGATGGCCTAGTGGCTAAGAGCGACAACGGCGTTGACGCCAAGCGGCAGCCGAAACCCAAAATCCCCGACGACTTCGAGAGCGAGGAGACTTTCCTTGAGTTCGTGCGGAACCGGTACGCCGAGGACGTCGAGTACGACCGCGAGAACATGGAGGAGGATTATGAAGACGGTCGGTTCGTCGCGGGCAAACAGTGGGAAGAGCAGGTCTACAACAAACGCGTCAACGTCAACAAAAAGCCGGCGCTGACCATCAACCGCCTCCCCGCGTACGTGGCCCAGGTTGTTGGCAACCGCCTACAGAACGAGACACAGATACGTGTGCTGCCCGACCGGAACGGCACCAAGGAGATTGCTCGGGTCCGCGAGGACTTGATCCGCAACATTCAGAAAAACACGCGGGCGCAGCGGGCGTTCAACATAGCATTTCGCAGCCAAGTCATTGGCGGGATTGGTAATTTCCGAGTCTCGCTTGAGTACGCGGACGACGACGCCTTCGAGCAGGACATCAAGATCGACGCGATCCCCAACTCGCGGTCGGTCGTGTGGGACCGCCTGCACACAGACCCCACCGGCGCCGACGCAGGACATGTGTCCGTAACCGACCGTATGCCGCGGGACGTCTTCAAGAAGATGTACCCGGACGCGGGAGAGGGAGACCTCAGTAACACGTTCTCGTCATACCCGGACCTTGAGCGTGACGGGTGGATCGATCGCGACACGGTACGTGTGGTTGAGTTCTGGCGGATGCGTTCGCGAGAGCGCACCATCGCGCTGCTCGACGATGGGGATGTGGTCGAGGTCACGGACGAAACGGACTTGGCTCGCGTTCAAACCCGCCCCGACGGATCGCCCGTCATGCGCCGCGCCAAATCTCCCTACGCCGAAATGTACCTCGTCACCGGCGCTTCGGTGTTGGAGGGTCCGTACGAGCTCCCCATCAAACGCGTTCCTGTGTTCCGCGTGCCGGGCTGGGAGATCAACGTCAACGACACCAAATACCGGTGGGGTCTGGTGCGGTTCATGCGCGACCCGCAGCGGCTGCACAATTTCTGGCGGTCCATCATCGCTGAGAAGCTGCTCCAGACGCCGCGTGCCAAGTGGATCGCGACCAAAGAGGCCGTCGCCGGCCGTGAGAAACAGTTCCGCGAGTCACACCTCAGTGACGATCCCTTGCTTGTTTGGAACGGCGAGGCCGGTCAGAAGCCGGAAATCGTACAACCTGCCCAGATGGAGCCGGCGCTTATTCAAGCTGCGGCTGTGGCTGCTCAAGACCTCAAGGACGTGTCCAACCTCCACGAAGCCAGCCTCGGTCAGACCTCCAACGAGGTCAGCGGCAAGGCTATCATGGCGAGGCAGCGCGTCGGAGAGACGGGCACCGTCATTTACGAGACCAACCTCAACATGGCGATCGAGGAGTGCGGGCGGGTTATCAACGACCTCATCCCTTTTACCTACGACACTCCGCGCATCGTCAAAATTATGGGCGAGGACGCTCAGGACGCTCAAACAGTTGAGATCGGACCGGGCACCGAGAACGACATCACGGTTGGCAAGTACAGCGTAACCATCGTCACCGGGCCGAGCAGCGCCACGAAGCGCATCGAGACGGCCGAGTCCATGATGGCCGCCGTCAACGCCATGCCGCAGACCTTCCAAGTGGCGGCTGACCTCATTGCAGAGGCGCAAGACTGGAACGGCGCCGACAAGATCGCTCGGCGACTGCGCTCGACTATGCCGCCTGAGGTGCTTGGGGACGACGTGCCTCCCGAGCGCCAGGCCCAGCTTAACCAACAGGCCCAGATTCAGCAACAGGCGGCGCAACTACAGGCCGCCGACGCCATGGCCGACATCGAGCTCAAAAAAGCCCAGATCGAGGAGAAACGCGCCCGCGCCGCGCAGATCATGGCTTCGATTGAGCGGGACAACGCCAGAGCCGTTGCCGACATCGACTCACAACAAACGCGTGACGCGCTGCAGACCATCGATGCAATAGAAGGAGAAAACAATGTCTCAGGATAGTGCCCAAAAAGAGACCCAAAAAGAGACCCAAAAAGACCCGTTTGCCGGGTTTATTACGAGCGGGAACGGTCCTGATTTTAAGGAGAAGGAAAGTGCGCCCAACGCTTCCGACGATGAGACGCCCGACGCTTCCGACGATGAGTCCGCCAAAAAGAAAAAGTCGCGTTCTGTAGAGGAGCGAATCGCCAAGATCACCAAGGCGCGGCGGGAGGCCGAACGTGAAGCTGCGGCGCGCGACGCAGAGAACGCCGAGCTCCGCAAACGCCTCGCCGACCTTGAGAAAAAAACGGGGTTGACAGAGCCGGCCAAGCGCGCTAACAGTGATCCTGACGCGCCGGACCCTACCGATGCGTCGAAGTATCCTTACGGTGAGGTCGACCCCCAGTACATCGGGGATTTGGCGGACTACCGGGCGGATAAGAAAATCGCCGCGTTCCGGGCGGAACAGGAACAGCTTCGGCAGGAAGAGGCCGCCGGGCGCCAAGCCCAAGAACTTCAACAACGCGCTGACAAGGTTCTTGTCGACGGCGTTACGAAGTACGACGACTTCGAAGACGTCGTTCTCAACAACCCGGACCTCAACATAGAAGGCGAAGTGTCCGGTGAAGTGCGTGAGATGATCCTCGGCTCTGACAACGCGGCCGACATTCTGTACCACATCGGACAGAACCCCCGCGAAGCCGCCGAAATGGTCTCAAAATCGCCAACCGAGCAGGCGCGTTACATCGGAAAGCTCGAAGCCAAGTTTTCAGCCGGCTCCGCCGCTGCGACTACCCAAAAACCCAAATCCGCTCCCAAGGCGCCGGCCCCTCCGAACACGAAAGTGAGAGGCTCGGACGGCAGGTTCGCGGTGTCAGACGACACGGACGACTTCGCCGCCTTCAAGAGCAAGTACGAAATCAAGGCCAGCTAACTCTGCCGACGCAAGGAGCTGGCCAGCAACGAGGATTAAATGGCCAACTCCTTCAAACTAACGTCACAGGTCGCGACGAACACGATGCTTCTGCTCCTTCTCAATGAGATGGTGTGGGGCAAGAGTGTCAACACCAAACTGTCTCAGTATTTCGGCAACAAGGTTGACTCCAAAGGCGACACGGTCTCCGTTCGGCGCTCGCAGGAGTTCATTGCCCGTTCTGGCGCAACCTTCGACGTTCAGGACGTTGTGACCGGCTCCGAAACGCTGACGATCGACACCCAGAAAGGCGTTGACATCATGTGGCAGCCGACCGAGCGCGAGCTCAAGGTTGACGAGCTGCTCAACAACTCCGTCCTCAAAGCCAAGATGGCGACTCTGGCCCAGGAAATCGAGAACGACATCGCCAACCAGGCCAAGCTGTTCGCGCACTGGGTCGGCACGCCGGGCGAGACCATCAACTCTGCGTCCGACTTCCTCAAGGCGCCGCAGCGTCTCGACGAGAACGCGGTTCCGATGACGGACCGGCGCGGCATTTTGTCGCCGGCTGACTTCTACGCCACCGGTGGGTCGTTCACGTCGCAGACGTTCTTCGGCAACGACATCAATGACAACGCCC